ACAAGGAACCGATTTTGAACAAGAATCTGAGTGGGCTGAAAATTTAACACAAGTTAGCTTTGTTCCTGAAGATGACGAAACTGTTGCATTAGCAAGTAAGTTAATGGGAGTTACACCAAAGAGGATTGCTGCCTCAAAAAGTTTAGAAACAGCTAGTACAAATACAGTAAGCCCTGTGGCAAAAAAGAAACCAAATAAGTACGGTGTATAACTCTTGACAAAAGTCTTATATTTTGTTACTATAAGAAAATTGATAAAACACGAGGAATAAATGAGTTTACCAAAGTTACTTGTAATTGGGCATGGTCGACATGGCAAAGACACAGTCTGCGAAATACTTCGAGACAAATACGGGTTTAGCTTTGAAAGCAGTAGTCAGTTTTGCAGTAAACTTTTTATCTTTGACATGTTAAAGGACAAATATGGATATTATAATGAAGAAGAGTGTTATGCTGACAGACATAGTCACAGAGCAGAATGGTATGATGCTATCTGCAATTATAATGTTCCTGATGCAGCTAAGTTAGGTCAAGAAATTTTTAAAGCTCACGACATTTATTGCGGTTTACGTAATAAACGTGAATTCTTTGCTATGAAAAATACAGGAGTATTTGACTATGCAATTTGGGTTGACAGAAGTATGCACCTTCCTTTGGAATCAACTGACAGCATGAGTTTGGAACAATGGATGGCAGATTATACAATAGACAACAATGGTAGTTTACAAGATCTAGAATTTAATACAACACAACTGTTGTCTTTTATTCTTTAACTACGCATTTTTCTACCTGTAAACCACAAAATTCTCCGGATATAAGCTAAATAATAATAGCAACAACTATCCACAAGGAGAAATAAACAATGGCATTAGTATCACCGGGTGTACAGGTATCAGTAATTGATGAGAGTTTCTATACTCCTGCTGAACCAGGTACTACACCTTTAATTTTTGTAGCTACAAAAGAAAATAAAGCTAATCCGGGTAATACAGGCATAGCACCCGGTACATTAGCAGCAAATGCAAATAAAGTATACTTGGTTTCGTCACAAAGAGAATTATCTGAAACATTTGGCGATCCGTTATTTTATACCGATGCAAACAACAATCCAATTCATGGCGGCGAGCAAAACGAATACGGTTTGCAGGCTGCCTATTCATATTTAGGTGTATCAAACAGAGCATACATTGTAAGAGCCGACGTTGACTTAGCTGCTATTACTGCAAGTGCAACTGCTACAGCAGGTGATCCAACCAACGGATCGTACTGGTTCGATATTGACAATTCGTTCTACGGTATTTTTGAATGGAACGGTGCCGCAGGAACAACCACAGGCGGACAAAGTTTTTCAAATAAAGTTCCAACTGTAATCACCGATACAACAAAGGTTGTTGACTTTGACGGTGAAGACTACACACCAAAAGGTAGCGTAGGTGCAGTTGGCGATTACGCTGTTGTTGCTGTTACAAATGTAAACCGTATGTGGTTTAAAAACTCGGGCGGTGTATGGGTCGAAGTAGGGTCTGCTGCATGGAAAGCAAGCTGGCCAGTTGTTACTGGTACAAACAGTAACCCAACACTGGTTACTGGTAGAACTATAAACTTTGACTTAGCAAGTGACAGCTCGGGTGTAGTACCAGTAACATTAGCAGGAACAACATTGTCGTCATTGGTAACTAGTATTAACTCAGCAATGACCGGTACTGGTGTAAGTGCAGCCGTTGTAAACAGCAGACTAGTAATTTATAATAACGGATCAACTAGCGATCTGTTATCTATTTACGGCGATGACGCAACCTTTACACTACTAGGAATTGCACAAAGCGATTATTATTCGCCACGTTTAAATATTGCTCCGCATACTTCTGTTCCAGAATTTAAAACAAACGATGTACAACCACGTCCATCTGGATCAGTATGGGTTAAGACCACAAGTCCAAACCTTGGTGCTAAGTGGAGTGTAAAGCGTTACAGTTCCGACACTGAAGTTTGGAGCACTATACCTGCACCGATTTATGACACAAACCATGCTGCTATCTATAGTTTAGATAACGCAGGCGGCGGTGCAAATCTAGTCGAAGGCGACATCTACATTCAAAGCAACATAGCAGAAGATAGTGCTAGTGCTAAACTAGCAACATTTAAGTTGTTCAGAAGAAACGCATCTGGTGCTACAAGCATTAGAAGTTCTAGAGTAACTGCAAGCACATTCCCTGCAGGTTCGTGGACATTCACAATAAGCGAAAGCACAGTGAATTCGGCAACTATGTCAAGCGCATCGACTATTTCGTTCACGTCAACTGGCGCAGTATCTGATGCAGACCTTATTGCAAACGCAATTAATGCAGCCGCACTAACTAACGTAACTGCAAGTGTAGATTCACAAAACAGAATTACTATAAGCCATGCAACCGGCGGTGAAATGAGACTTGTAGACGGAACAAGCGATCCACTAGGAAACATGTTTGCAGTTTATGATGCAACTGATCCATCATCAACAACAAACTTCTATGATGCTCCGGATGGTACAGCAGGAAGTTACGTTGCTACTCTTTGGAAAACACTAACATATACTGCAAGCGAAACAGAACCAACTACTACACCAGCAGATGGCGCACTGTGGTATAGCAGTGTAGTTGATGAAGTGGATATAATGATTCACAACGGTACTACATGGGTCGGTTATCAAAACTTCAACGCATCTTACGCAGACTGCGATCCGCTAGGACCAATCGTTGCTGCAACTCAGCCGACTGAGCAGTCAGATGGTAGTAGTTTAGTTGACGGCGATTTGTGGATATCCACTGCTGACACTGAAAACTATCCTGGAATCTATCGCTATAACGGATTAACAAGCAAGTGGGTACAACTAGACAAGTCAGATCAAACTACTGAATCCGGTGTGCTATTTGCTGATGCTCGTTATAATACAGCAGGTGCCAACAGCGACGAAGCAGGCGATATTGCTGATCTTCTAACAAGCAACTACTTAGACCCAGATGCACCAGATCCTGCACTGTATCCAAAAGGTATGCTACTGTGGAATCTACGCAGAAGTGGTTTCAACGTAAAACGCTTTGAGCGTGATTATATCGACGTCAACGCTGAAAATATCAGATTTAGTGATCAGTCAATGGCTAGTTACTATCCGAATCGCTGGGTAACTGAATCTGCTAACAACGAAGACGGATCAGGTGCGTTCGGTCGTGTAGCGCAACGTAAAGTAGTTGTACAAAAACTACAAGCAGCGGTTAACAACAACGACGAAGCTCGTGATGACGAAACAAGACTGTTTAACTTAATTGCAACTCCTGGATATCCAGAATTAATTGGTGAAATGATTAGTCTAAATTACGATCGTGGATTAACAGCATTCGTAGTTGGCGATAGTCCAATGAGACTACAACCATCAACAACTGCAATTAGTAACTGGGCGTCTAACGTTAACTTAGCAGTCGAAGACAATGACATCGGTCTTGTAAGTCGCGACGAATACCTAGGTGTATACTACCCAAGCGGATTTACATCGGACAATGCAGGAAATAACATTGTTGTTCCGGCATCGCACATGGTACTACGCACTATAGCACTTAACGACCAAGTTGCTTATCCATGGTTTGCACCAGCTGGTACAAGACGTGGCGGAGTAACCAACGCATCTGCAACAGGTTATATTAGTGCTGAAGGTGAATTTGTAAGTATTGCACTAAACGAAGGTCAAAGAGATACACTATACCAAAACAATGTAAACCCAATTACATTCTTAAATGGTGCAGGACTAGTAGTATTTGGTCAAAAGACTCGTGCAAGAAATGCAAGTGCGCTTGACAGAATTAACGTTGCAAGACTAGTAATTTACTTACGCAGTCAACTTAAAACACTTGCGAAACCATACATTTTCGAACCAAATGATAAAATCACACGTGACGAAATCAAACAGCAAGTTGAAAGTTTACTAGTCGAGCTAATCGGACTAAGAGCAATTTATGACTATCTAGTAGTGTGTGACGAATCAAACAACACACCAAACAGAATAGATAGAAACGAGTTGTACGTAGATATTGCAATCGAGCCAGTAAAGGCAATTGAATTTATTTACATTCCGCTACGCTTGAAGAACACAGGAGAAATCGCAGGATTATAAGTCGTTTTATAGGGGGAGACTAAACTCCCCCTATAAATGATAAATACTTGTGATAAGGAGTTTATTATATGGCAATCTCATCATTAAGCAAAATTTCGGTTCCATTAGCAACCAACGATAGTGCTAGTTCTCAAGGCCTTTTAATGCCTAAACTACAATATCGTTTTAGAGTATCATTAGAGAATTTTGGTGTATCAACTCCAACTACTGAACTTACAAAACAGGTTGTGGATGTTACTAGACCTCAGATAACTTTTGAAAACATGGAAATACCAGTGTACAATTCAAAAGTTAATCTAGCTGGCAAGCACACTTGGAACCCAATTACACTAAACCTACGCGAAGATGTAAACAACAACGTACAAAAACTAGTAGGCGAACAACTACAAAAGCAATTTGACTTTATGGAACAAGCTGCGGCTGCAAGCGGTCAAGATTACAAGTTCTTAACAAGAATTGAAATTCTAGATGGCGGCAACGGTGCTTTAACTCCAAATGTACTTGATACATGGGAAATATACGGTTGCTACGTTAGCGAAGCAAACTATAACACATTAGCATACGCTAACAATGAACCAGTTACAGTTACATTAACTATTCAGTATGACAACGCTGTACAAACACCAAACGGAACAGGTGTAGGAACATCAGTAGGAAGAACACTAGGAACCTTTGTAACCGGTGCCGGTTAACAATAAAACTAGTTAGATTGCCATTAAGGGGGCTTAGGCCCCCTTTATCTTTATGTACGTATATAATTAGTAAGATAAATATTATTATGGGAATATTCGACGGATACTTTGATAACTTTATAAATTTTGGCGGACCTAAGGGTAACTTAGGCGATTACCAACACGCGGCAAGATTATATGTTGACAACAACATGCGACTTGCACCTAAATTCAAACACCTTTACCATATTGTGTTTAATATAGAGTCAGAGGTACAACAGCTAATGTCTCCACTGTTTGGTGGAGTAGATAAAAAAGAAATTAACATTCTAGCAAAAAGTGCAGATCTTCCAAAATTTAATATAGATACTCAAACAGTTAATCAATACAACAGAAAAAAGATTGTACAAACAAAAGTAAATTACCAGCCAATAAACATAGCGTTTCACGATGACAATGCCGGATTAACAACATTGTTTTGGGAAACTTACTTTAGATATTACTTTACTGATCCGAACTATGTTGAAAAAGATGCAGCAGGTAATCCGGGAGGAGTTCATGCTCCGTTTGCAAAAGCACCTGGCGGATTAAACAATGCATATGGTAACTCGACTGTTGTAGCAAATAAGTTTGGGTTGGACAGATTTGGTAAAAAACAAAACTTTTTTAAAGATATACAAATATTTCAGTTTTCACCACAAAACGGAAAATCGTCGTACACTGCATTTACTTTAATAAATCCTTACATAACTGGATTGCAACATGACAGAGTAGATCAAGGTGCAGGCGAATTAACCGAAACCTCGATGACCATCGAATACGAAGCAGTAACATATGCAAGAGGATACACAGTTCCAGGTAGTTCACCGACTGGATTTGCAGAAACACACTATGACAAGATTCCTAGTCCGTTATCAAACAGAAACGCTGTTACTTTATTTGGAAGACAAGGTATACTTGCTGGTGTAGATAATATAATTTCCGACTTTAAAAACGGAAATATCTTATCATCAATTGTAAAAACAAGCAACTTGCTTACAAATGCATCGCAAATTACACCAACACAGATACAATCAGAATTAGGATCTATTGTAGGAGGCGTAACAGGGCAAGCATTAAACAACACTGTGTTTCCGTCTTTGGCAAGTAATAGTCCTAGAAGTGTAGCTGCACCTAAATCGTTCTAAAGGAATCAACATGTCAAGCATTCAAACGTTAAACAAAATCACAGATAGTGCAACCCCTACTAAAGAGTTTTTTAGCAGATATTTTAACGAACCTATTTCGTACCCTAGCAATCAAGTTGACGCTGTTGTAGGATTTTTCAAAAACAAAGGATTTGACGAGGTAGCAGCGTTAAGTGTTTCGACTATATTACTACAACAAGCCAAAGTTGACCAAGTAAACGTATTTGAGTTACTCGACGGATTAAAAAAATACAACAAGCTACAGTTAAATGGATTAGTTGCTGCAATTTTAAATGCCAATCGTTCTCGATTGAGCAAGCTAGGCTACAAAGAGCAAGATAATACTGCTTACGTTGAAAAAAGAAATATCTTATACTAATGCCTAGATTTGCACAAGGAAAGTATAATCTACAAAACCCAGACAAATATGTAGGAAACCGAACACCAACATATAGAAGTAGCTGGGAATTTGCATTTATGCGTTTCTGTGATAGTCATCCAAATGTAAACAAATGGGCAAGTGAAGCAATAAAGATTCCTTATAGAAATCCATTCACAGGAAAATATACAATTTATGTTCCTGATTTTTTTATTTCGTATGTTGATGCAAATGGAAAATCACATGCAGAAGTAATTGAAGTAAAACCATTAAACCATACCATTAAAGAAAAACTAGGACGCAGTAAAAGCAACCAGGCGCACTATGTATTAAATCAAGCCAAATGGGAAGCTGCTAGAGCATGGTGCAAACAGCAAAACATTACATTTAGAATTGTAAGTGAAGAAGACATTTTCCACCAAGGCAAAAAAAGATAAATAATAGTAGCATATTATAGGATACTATTATGACTAAGA